AGCCTACCAGCATCCGATACGAGCCAACGACGGCAAATATCGGCTTCCATTAGGTGGTCATCTACATCGAAATCCACCTCAATACTCGGTAACTCCTGTGGCTCAGGTGGAGGCATACCGGACATCATCGCCTGCTGCATCATCATAGGATCAGGCGGCATCACGATAGGCTCTGAGGTAGACAATAGTTTAATCTCCTCGTACTGTTTCTGTCTATCATCCTCACCGGGAATGACGTAATCAGTTAGGCCAATAGCCCTCTTAATATAGGGCATATTCTCTGGAGCCATGAGAGTAGCCATGATTTGGTCATTGTTCATACCGAACAACTCCATAATCGCATCTTTCTGCTGATTCCACGTAATCGGCAGATTTTCATTAGCCTCAAGCTCAATAGAACCTATCTTACCCTCTAATTCCGCTTTACGCACGAATACATTGACAAAGTTACCGAATTCATCCTTCTTGACTGACTTTTCGTCTTCTCGAACTTCATCGATGTACATCGGTATCGCTTTACCGAATGTATCTTTCCACCACATTGTCAACATCTTCCAAGTAGTTTGGAGACGCTGTAATGCCTGCGCACGAGACATACTGTATTCGGATGCCGTCCTACTACCCGACATTTGCCCACCGAATAGACTCGGAAGCGCGCCCGAAACGATTTGTCCCATCTGCTGAATCTTTTCTGCAAATGGTAAAGTTTCCTGAGATAACGTCGCAGTTTTAACCTCATAGAATCCCTCTCCTAATGGTTTGCCCGATTTAGGAGTAGCAGGATAGATTCCACCAGGAATAGCCTCAGATTCACGATATGCCTTGAAATTTAATACCTTCGGGTCCGCGAACGTCTGTGGAATGCCATGTTCGATGGTCTGAACTGTCAATGAAATCAAATCATTCGTAATTTCTTGTACCGAAGTGAGCAGCAGACCAATTGGATCGAAATGAATGTAATCCGAGAGTGGATTGTATGTCAGTGTCCAATGCTCGTCCAGCTTTTCATTGACTGCATGGACTACCTGATCGTTCACTACGCACGCATTCACACCGTGCGGATACAGTTTCTTCAGTTCCTCTACTTCTTCTTCCTTCAAGATGTAATACGCAGCAGGTCTGAACCAGCAATTCCTCACAGTGACATTATTGATAGGATGCTCACCCCTGTACTGAGGTGATGTGCGACCCCACTGTTCGTATAGATCGTAATTTGAATGACCTTCCTTGACTACCTTGTCTCGTAACTCTGGATACTTCTCTAAGACATTCGCATAATGAGTTTCGTAGGAGTAGATGAGATAGTTGCATTCCTTCTGACTACGCGCCCACACTGGAACCTTGACGAACAGACCGCCAAATACTTCCATGAACACACGGGACTTAGCGTGACTCGTTTCGCCCACCATCCGTGTATCGATGCTAACACTCTGAGACTTAATGATTGGAACTGTAGCATCACACGTTTCGCAGTAGTCCGTCTCTGGAATCTGTTCTCCCGTAAATGGATCCACTTCAGGTGGACGCATCATTTCTTCAGAGTTACCTTCATGGATTAGTTCATTCGATAATTCAGTATTGCAGTATGGACAGGTTTCAATTGAATGAACTTCCTGAAAGTCCTCGTATTTCTTTTCTTTGTATGTTCCGTACTCTTCATCAGCCTTCGTATACACATAGGATGCTGTCATCCCCTCAGTGCAGTACACGAACAGAGCGTGAATCCAGAGCAGCGGCGCGTTGTTGTGCTTGAAGATCAGTTCAGAGATCTTATCTCCTGCTTTAGCTGTTGCTATATCGAGAGGATTGTCAGCATCATCAGGATAACAAGTAATAGGGGGGACAGCGACAGATAGTGCAGCGATGATCGATTCGAGATACGCACGGTAAATATTAACTGGCTTGTCGTAGTATCCTTGATCAGAGTCTTCACCAGCACGCGCAGATTCGGGAATACGCCAATCATGTGCGACCTCGCTGTAATACGTGTGCTGGATGTTCTCCCACATCAGCTTCAATCGACGCCACTGACGGATCTGACGATCGCGCACAGCTCTATCTTCATCGTCGAAATGATCGACGATTTGCTTTAGTAACTTCTTAGTCTCTTCGGTTAGTTCTTTTTCCATTTCAATACTCTACTGAGGCATCGACGGACCAATACCACCGCCACCCATTCTACCCTGAGTAGCTGATCTGCGGCCCATCATCATTTTACGATTCGGTCCACTTAATCCACCACCCTGTGGGGGCATTACACCAGTATTGCCAAAACCGGGAATTACTGTTGGCATAGTTTCCATGCCACCACTATTGCCACCTACTGGCATATTTCCCCATGGTGGTAACTGTCCGCCACCACCGCCGTATTGTGGCATAGGCATCTGTGGAGTCTGACCCTCAAATTGCTGCCATGGAGTCTGCATAGCTCCCTGCATAGCTCCACGATGTGCGCCCTCATCTTCACTAGCATACGCTTCAAGTAACCGATTTGAATCCCCTGGATTAGCTTGAAGGAATCCCTGAATCCATGATTGTGGTATGCCAGCCTGTTGGGCCTGAGCTATTTGAGCCTGATACTGAGCAGGTGAAATACTACGACCAGCACCGATAGTAATTCCATCACGATCCGTGTATCCACCAGATGTTCCTCTCTGAACGAATGGAAGATCAGGATTCATCGTGGGATTACGCTGATTGATTAGACCTGATGGATCGTCACCGAATGATGGGCCTTCAGTATTGAAATTTACTCCTGCACGAGTGCCTGGAAGTGATGCGTTGTAATATGGATCGAATCCACCTGATGGACCTATTCCACCACCCATTCGACGCATACCACCCGGTCCCATACGCGCACCGGCTGCACCCATACGCGCACCCATACCTGCGTTAGCTGGACCTCTAGCCTGACCCCTCTGTTGTGGTGCAGCCTGTTGCTGTTGCTGCTGACCCCCACCACTAGATCCACCCATGCCAGCTAGAATTCCTGGTGCTGCCAATCCAGCACTCAATACCTTGCGTCCTGGACTGAGCCCTTTAACGCCACCACTGAGATATCCTGATGCCCCGCCCATTGCACCAGCTAATCCCGCGTCCTTCCAGCTACCACCAGATAGTTTCCTATCGGCTGCACTACTAGCTGCCCCGATAGCCATCGAAGCTAATGGGCCTACTCCGGGAATGAATGATGCGGCAATAGGTGCAGCTTTCAGTGCAACCTTGCCGATATTCTTCATTACGTTCTTGAAGCCCATTACTCTACCTCAACGAACAGGAAAAGAAGCATCAGTGATGCCAAAAAATCTTAAGAGCCAGACTACAAGAACTAGAACGATGACCACCCGAATAACCATCTTAATCGGGGGACTCATCGGAATATACGTCTCTAGTAGATAGAGTGCTACGCCAAGAATCACTAGCCCGATTATAAGAGTGATCATCTATTTACCTCTTCTGCAATGCCTACTTCCTTCTCCAATTCAGCGATTTCCTTAGCCTTATCATTCAGTAGACGCGCCTTCTGTCTATCCTCAGCTTCCAACATTTGCTGTCTTACGCGCCAAGGAATGAACTGACTCTGAACTGGCTTTAACTCATCTTCTGAAAATACGGGTGGTTTGGGCTCATCCTTATTAAGCAATTTGTGGAGTAACTCCTTACGCTCTCTATTGCTCTCTTCGAGCTGGAAGCGTAGGATCTCACACGTTTCACATACGTCAGGCGACAACCCAAACCACTTCTCTAGAATTCTCTTTATCATTTTCTAATCTTCACTTTACTAGATGGTCCTAATCCCTTAGGTTCGGAGGGTAATTCTACGTCACCTGTTGGTCCGTCCAAATAAAGGAGATCAGACAAATTACTTATGTCGTATGCATTAGGAGATGGACCCGTATCCTTCAATCCCATTGCATGAGATAACTCGTGTCGAAGAATTCCCATTGATTCTTCATGTGGATATCTATAATTCGATGGTTTATCCCAGCCTCCCCTTGTTTTGATATTACCAGTCATGGGATGATAAGTTCCCTTTACAGTATCCGGTCTATTATCTAATCCACCTAATGTAATATTCCGAATTCTACTAATTGCCTCAGGATACTGACTAATAATATCTTGTAATGCTACTTGTTGATAAGGATTGTCAAATCCTTCCAATGAAACGTTTGGCTTTCGTTGAACTGGTGATCTGAATAGTAATTTATCAGTAATCGATGGTTCTAGTGGTTTCTTCAATACACTATTCAATAATTCATGAACGTGTTCCCGCGTAAACGTGGGAGACAATCCATATGGTATGCTCTTAGGCCAACTAGGCATGGCTAGTGTCGATACCTTGAAATTGGCTTGATGTATTCTTCGGATTCTGACTCCGTGCGTGCCATATTCCGATAGAATCCAGTCCAATCATTCGATGTATTGAGTTTCTGTACGAGAACTTCCTGTTTCTGAATCTTTTTGAACTCTTCATTCGATTCATCGAAGTAACCAGCGGCTGCATCTACCAGGTATCGAAGCCCATCGATTGGATCGTCACCCTCAAATTCAGCTATGTCCTCTGCTGGTTTGTTTCCCTTCGGCTTATCGTAACTACATGCCTTGATTGCCTCTACAAGTATCGGACACGCGCCCGCGAAGATCTGTAACTTAGGTAGATTCAATTCAGGCTCTTGTGGTCTGAACGAATTGAGGTATGAATTGTACTCACTCATGCCCCTATTCCTTAAGATCCACATCGCATACTCTTCATTGTATGTCGGAATCTCTGATTCGTTTACTTCCTTTGGATGCCATCGAAGGAATTCGTGGATGAGTAGCTTTCCAGCAATTCTAGATCCCGGGGTGTTATTCGACAGTTCAATAGATACTCCAAGTTCGTCCTCAATTTGCTGTTGGATCGTAAGTTCTTGACCCCTATCTTGACCAGCAGATTTGCAAAATCTAATGAGTCTCGGGTTTTCTTTGTCGATGTAGAGTTTGACATGCGGAGCCCATTCAGCGATCTTCGTTTTAACCCAAGTTTGTTCACGATAGATGTACACGCGCTTATTAGGTGAAATAGCCGCGTATCCAATCCATGTCATGGCGGCGAATCCCCAGTC